TAGTCCCTTACATGGTGCAATTTGTGATTACAAAACAAACGCTGTAATTGGTGGTGGCTTTGAGCTTGTAACCGAGAACTTAACACCACAGCAGAAGCTAGACCTTTACACTTTTGAGCGTAAAACAAAACTAGATAAAATGGTTAAGGCTACAACTAGGCAGTTAGTGATCCATAACCGAGTATATTTTAAACTTTGCTTTAACGAAAAGCGTGAACTAGTTAAGATTGAAAATTTAAGTCCTGAAAAGATAAGAGTAGGTAGAGATAAAAAAACATATTTTATTTGTGATGATTGGGCTTCTAGAATAGATGTAAGACAAATCAAAAGATACCACATTACTAACCAGGACTGCGAGCAATTATACTGCTATGAAATTGAAAGTATTGGACAAGATTACTATTCGTTACCTCAATATTCAAGTGCTTTAAACTTTGCATTTTTGAGCGGTGAGCTTTCGTACTTTGCAAAATCAAACATTCAAAATAGCGTGTTCCCATCTTTTGCTATGATGTTCCCTAAACGACCACAAAGCGAAGAAGAAAAAGAAGTACTAAGAAGAACAATTGACAAGCTTAAAGGTGCGGCCAATGCGGGTAAAGCTGTAGCGTTCTTTGCTAACTCAGCAGAACAACTGCCTAAAATTGAAAGCTTACCTACTAATGGTAATGATAAGCTCTTTGCTGAAGCTTCACAATTAAACACAGAACAAATTTGTTTTAGTCACACAATTGACCCTATATTAATGGGTGTGAGAACTACAGGAAGTCTAGGAAGTGGTAGCGACATTAAACAAGCTTATGTAATCTTTGAAAAAAATGTAGTAATGCCTTTGCGTGGTATGGTTCAAGATATCTTCAATGAGCTTTTACATATATCTAAGCTTTCTGCTGAATTCACTATCAATAATTTTCAAATTATCAATGAAACGATTGTACAATTAGAAGGTGATACCTCTAAGACAAATGATGCTTTGAACTCTTTGAGTCCTTTAGTAGCAACTAAGGTACTTGAAACAATGACTATAAATGAAGTGAGAGCTTTAGCCTCGTTGCCTCCTATTGAAGGCGGTGATTTAACCCAAAGTGCTGCAGCTGCTGTTGCTGTAGTTACTGCAACACCTGTAATATAATGCTATACTTTATAACTGAAACCTACTTAAAGACTAACACACCCATTACAGCCAATGTAGATGTAACTGACGTAACGCCTTACATAGCTACACAGGCCCAACTTAGAGTACAGCCTATCTTAGGTAGTACTTTCTATAATGGATTGCTTACAGCTTACAATGCTCAGACATTAACCCCTAATGAAACTATTTTAGTGGGGTTTATACAACCTGTAATAGCGTGGCGTTCTGCAGAAGATGCTGTCTTTGGTTTGACTTACCAATTAAAGAACAAAGGATTGCAAACACAAAGCGGTGATTACAGCGGGTCAGTAGGTAGAAACGAAGTAGCTTTCGGAATGGAGCACTACGCACAAAAAGCTAGTTTCTTTGAACAAAGATTAATCAATTATTTACTAGCTAATAAAGATTTATTCCCTGGCTTTACTGATCCTGCAAATAGAGATACTGATTTACGCCCAATGATTGATAGATGCAATTGTCAAGGTACCTGTATTGGTAGCTGTGGTGGGTTCCAAAGAGATAACGGTTATAACAATAATATACTTATACTATGAGCGTAGATTTAATAACAGAATGGAGAGATAAAACACAAGGTAATAGACCTACCAATGATAACCTTAGAGCTATTGCTAGTTTTTATGTTGGTCCAAATAGTCCCGATGATAGTACGAGCTTACTAGCTTATATTGCTGAGTCTTTAGGTTATAATTATGATGATACTAATTTCTTTGCTATGCCTTACATTCAATTTATTAGTAGAAAATTTGCAAATGAAGAGCTTGAAGGTGGCTCTTATCTTAATACAATAGTTAATCATATATAATGCGACTTCAACTGTTCATTTTACTAGCGTCAATTCGCACAAGCTTACCTAAATTACTTGCTGTTTTGTGGACATTTTTTTTACCTGTTACCAACTTACTTTTTTTAGTAGGTTTTTGTATCTGCTTGGATACAGTTTTCGGATTGTGGAAAGCAAAGAAATTAAAAGAGAAAATATCTAGCCGTAGGTTGTCCGCTATAATATCAAAAATGATGCTGTACCAGGTTACGGTAATTTTATTTTTCTTGATAGACAAATTTATTTTAAATGCTATAATGCTTACCTTCTTTTCTGTGCCTTTAATGCTTACCAAAGTGATTGCACTTATATTAATTAGCATTGAGATATTTAGCATAGATGAAAGTTACAGGGCGGTGCATACTTATGGCTTATGGCACGCATTTAAAAGAGCAGTAGGTAGAGCTAAGGAAATTAAAACAGACATAGATGGACTCAAAGATTAATGCGTTTGTACACTTTATTAGAAAATGGGAAGGTGGACTGAGTAGACATACTTCTGATAGTGCGAGCTCGTACCCTTGCCCTACACCATTTAACGGCAAAAGCGGTTACCATACCAACGCAGGTATAACTTATCAAGCTTGGGTTCATACATTTGGACACGATAACGATAGCAGATTTCTAACAATGAATAGCGAGGATTGGTTTAAGGTATTCAAGGGATCGTATTGGGATGGCGTAAAAGCCGATAGTATCAATGATGTTACTTTAGCAATATTCTTAACTGAAATAGCTTGGGGTTCAGGTACAAGTCAAGCAATTAAGACCGTTCAAAAGTGCGTTAACCAGTGCGGGGTAAAAGTTACTATTGATGGTGCAATAGGACCGCAAACAATTACCGCAATAAACTCACTTAATGCAAGAGAATTACTAGCCGTTATGTTTGTGGAGCGTGAAAGATTCTTTAGAGCAATAGCCAAAGGTAAAAATTCAGTATTTCTTAAAGGGTGGCTAAATAGATTAAATGATTTTAAAGCTTGTTTTTATGCGATTTAAGACACTTATAATAGTTTTAAGTACAATCACATTGCTTTTTGCTTGTAGTCACGCTAAGCGTGCTATATGGCATTACAATAAAGCTGTAAAAAACGGCCTATCTATTGACACCGATACCATAAGAGTAGCAACTATTGACAGCGTAGCGGTAGCGTATAACGATACTATTATATTTGAAAAGATTTTAAGGTATAAAGATACTGTAATAAGAATTTTAGAGCTACCTAAGACCAGGTGGCAAACACGAATAGAGTACAGGTACAAAACGCAACTTGTTAAGCAGGATGTATTGAAGTACAAGTATATCTATAAGGATAAAAAACAAGAGAAGGCCAAAACAAATTGGCGTTTGTTCTTTTGGGGGTTATTAGTAGGGTTCATTTTAAACTTTGCTTTACGAATTTTAGACAAATTATACAACCCTTTCAATAAATAGTTTACATTTACACTAAAAAAATTAAGTGTATGACTAGAAACCGATTATTTTTCGACATAGAAACTAGCTTTAATGTAGGTATATTTTGGCGTAGTGGTTACAATCTTACTATCAATCCTGGTGACATCATACACGAGCGGGCAATTATTTGCATTTGCTATAAATGGGAAGGTGAAGATGAGGTGCACTCATTAGAGTGGGACAAGCACCAAAGTGATAAGGCAATGCTTAAGAAATTTTTAAAGGTTATAGCACAAGCTGAAGAAATCGTGGCCCACAATGGTGATAGGTTTGACATGAAGTGGCTAAGGACCAGGTGTATATTTCACGATCTAAAAATGCCACCTGTATACAATACTATTGACACACTCAAAGAAGCAAAAAGATACTTTAACTTTAATTCAAATAAACTAGATTACATTGCTAAATTTTTGGGTGTAGGTGCGAAGCTTCAAACAGGTGGCCTAGATTTATGGAAAGATATAGTGTTTAAAAAGTCACCTGAAGCTATGGATAAGATGGTAGAATATTGTAAGATGGATGTTACCGTACTACAGGCAGTATTTGACAAGCTCAATGAGTACACCCAAACCAAAGTAAACTATGCAGTGTTAAGAGGCGGGGACAAGTACGATTGCCCTCAATGTGGTACAACTAACATAAGATACAATAAGAAGGTAACAACTGCAGCAGGGACTATTCACCACTGGCTAATATGCAACCCTTGCAAAAAATACTATAAGGTCAATAACAAAACATACATTGATTGGTTAAAGTATAGTATAAAGAAGAAAAATATTTCTTAACTTTACGGCACTCTCATAGCGTGAGTAATAGGAGACCTCGGTAGGCATTAGCTTAGCGGGGTTTTTTTGTCAAGTTTTTTACGCAATAAACGTGACATTTTGCGTGACCCCCCTCGCTAAAATAAACGCTTAGTCTCACTTATATCTAATGAATTGTAAAATATAAAGGGCAAATGTTTACTAAATATGCGACACTTTTGTCACAAATCTTGATAGTATTTTCCACCATAAACAATAAATAACCAATTTAGTGATGTAAATTTTCCACTATAATGCTTAATATATTAGCCAAAATAAACGAATAATGCTACTTATGAATAACATAATAGCTAATTTTTGTAAATTATATGACACATTATAGGGAATACACTCACTAATTATTATATGTTATCAGGGAATAGCCTTACAAAAGGATAGGTACATTAAGGACATACCCTTAAAAACTTGCTAAAAATCACGCAAACTTAAGGACATAACCCTAATAATTTAGCACTTCCTTATTTAGAATGATTATAAATTGCGCCTATTTTTTTAGTTAAACCCTTGATTTTACTACATTCCTTATTTAGAATGATTATAAATTACATAAATGTTATCTACATATGTTGAAAAGAACTACCTTTGAATATCTCAAAACGGGAAAACAATTAACAAATTTAATTTAAACGCTATGAAAAAACTAATCGATTACTTTACACCGACCAACGAGGACGATGCTTACTTAGGAAAAGGAATGCTTATCATGATAGGCGGATTATTAATAATACTTTATTTAGCAGCAATATGAAAAACTTAAGAGAACGACACGAAGCTTGTATTAGAACCATTGATTTAATTATTGAAGGTCAAAGAACTTTAGATGAGATGATTTGGTCAAATGGCAGAAACAATGAGCAAGGTTTAACACCTTACCATACTGAAGAAAACATACAGGCAGAAATTAGAGCCATTAACAGGCTTAAGGCGAGATACACATTATTAACAGCTAAACTTTAAAAAATGATAGAAAAGGAATATGATTTTTCAATAGACAATAAGTGTCAAGTTGAATGGTATAATGAAGATGGAAGTATACAATACATAGTAGGTTATACTTGGAACTTTGGGCGATGGAACTATGAAGGCGACTTAGAAGTAGAAGTATATTATGAAGATAGCTTTAAAGTTATTTCTGGAGCAGGAAGTTTCTATATGCCAAAAGATAGTCAAGTAAAAGAAATGATAGAATATATACAAGAAAGAATACTAGAAGACCCTAACGATTTTGGTTTTGAGGGGTTCATAGAAGATGAGAGAGATTTTCAAACCGACCAATTATTTTATTAAGATGAAAGAAACAGCAGTAGAATGGTTTTATAATAAACTATATACAATCCGAAAGAAAATGGATTTTGAATGTCAAGCTGATGCTATATTAAAAGCAATTAAGAAAGCTAAAGAAATGGAAAAAAAAGAAATGCATGCAGAATACATGAGAGGATGGAGAGATGGATATTCTAAAAATGAACCAAACTAAATAAACTATGGAAAACACATTTAAACCAACAACATTCAGCATCAAAAGAAAAATGATGTGGTGGCGAAATCAATCCTCTCAAGATGACAAGGGAGGAAGTTTTGACCTTGACTTATACCTTGCCTATTTAGAGGCTCAAGACGATTATTTAAATCCAAAAAAACAAGACGATGAGAAATAAAACTGAAGAGAGAAGAGAATTTAATCAAGAGGCAGTTATAAAACAATTTATTTTTGCAAACTCCGATCGAGAATTAACCTTAAAACAATACAT